AAAGTGGCGCAAGGGTTTAGTCAAAAAGATTGCGGCTCGTTGTCTTTAATAAGAGCGGCGCTTATTTAAGAAACGTGTCGATGCCTTAAACACGTTGGCGTCCACCTGTCGAAATTCTGCCAAAACGTCCACAATTAGCAGTTGCGGTGGACGGTTTAGCGCAATGCCGCCCACATGAAACCGGCGTTTGCACAGGCGTAGAAAAGGAAAACCACGGCCATTGCGGGATCTCCGCGCAACCACCACCCGATGGCCGTCCACCCGTAGCAGACGGTGCAGATGAGGAGCGGGACAAAGGTCACGCGATGACCCCTTTGTTTTGGCGGGCCACCCAGTTGACAACTTCGGCCACCAGTCGCCCAAATTCTTCCACCGCCTTTTCTTCGATGTCGTAGAAGCGGGCGTGCATCAGTTCGTGGCAAACCGTTTCAATGCCGCAATCGGCAACAGCGTCGGGGTGGATGTAGACCGTCCTGTCGTTCGGCTCGCACAGCCCGTCGTTGACATCGCGGGTGGGCGGGCGCTGGATCTTGACCCGCCACGTTTTGCCGTCGATGGCAATGCGCTTGGTCGGGACGCGGCGGCTCATTTGAGTCGGTAGTGGGGGACGGGGCGCACGCGCTCGGCGAGGCGGATGGTGAAGTTGCGCCTTTCGGCCATGCCCGCCTCGACCATGCGGCGCACCTGTTCGCCGGTCGCGCACTCGCTGCGCCCGCGGGCCTTGGCCAGTTGCTTGACGGTGAACCAGCCTTCCGGAACCTCATCGACCGGCATGGTCGATTGCGAAAGGGCTTCGCACCACTGAAGCAATTGTTTGTCGGCTTTCATAAGGGTAGTTGGTAGTGCGGGTCGAAGACCGCGATGTTGACGATGCAGTGCGTGCCGTTGAAATGTCCGTAGGCGGCGGCGTGCCGCCAGCCGAGCGTTTGTCGTCGGGTGGCCGCGTATTCGATGTCGAGCTTGACCCCGCACCCGATGTTGTAGCCGGTAGCCTTGGCATGGATGCGGGCTGACTCCATCGCTACGCGGTGCGTGTGACCCATGACCACGCTGCGTCCGAAGTATTCCGCGGCGTCCCGCACGGCGCTGGTGCCAAAAAGCGCCCCGTGGATAAACGCGGTGTCTCCCAATAAAAACGCGCAGTCGGCATGCACGCCCTTGTAGGGGATGATGCGGCACTTCATCTTGTCGGCGGCGGTCTGGATACGATCCAAGATGCCGGTGGCCGCATCGCGGTGGACGCCGCTGGCGCTATACTGCATTTGCGCCAGACGCGCCTCATGGTTGCCGAATAGGTAGATGTTGGGCCGAAGCTCTTGCAAAAACGCCAAGCCCTGCAAAACGTCGTCGGTCATACTGGCCCCGTAGTCGGGATCAGTGCTGTCGCGCCGCGCACCGGCTCGCATGTTGCGGACGTCGATGGCATCGCCAAGGTGCAGGACAAAGTCCGGCTTCCACGCCTCGCGCAGGCGCAGGATAGCGTCCAGCGCCCGCGGATCGGCCTCACTGCCATGCGTGCATGTGCAGGCCAGAAACTTCTGCCAGCCCTTTGTTTTGTTAGCCATGATGAGCCGATTGGTGAGCCGATTAACCGGCGCTGGTCAGCATCCGGCGCACTTGATCGACCACCTCGGCGTCCCCCTCTTGGTATCGGGCGTAGAGCGGGTTGGCTTGGTTGGTCATGATGTCCCGTGCCCGTGCCCGCGTGCTGCTGACGCCGGTCTGGTCACCGGCCACCAGCTTGTCGTCGGAGAGTTTCTCGGCCAGCGAGACGATGGCCTTGACCACTTGCGGATCGACAAAGCCTTGGCTGGTCGGATCGACTCCGGCGGTCACCGCGGCGCGGCGGGCCAGTTCGATCTTCTCGGGCATCTTGTCGCCCCAGACGCGCTCCAGTTCGGCGCGGCCCTGCTGCAACTGCTCCTCGATCATGTTGGCCGCGGCTTGGTTCATCAGCGCGGCCCGCTCCATGTCGAACTTCATGAATTCCTTCATGGCGGCGGCGGGCACGTTGTGCTTGTGGGCCAGTTCCGCGGCCCGCTTGGCCACGCCCTCGTCCCATGTGACGCCCTCCGGCGACTCCGGCACGCCGATGGCCTTGCGGTAGGCGGCGACCTCCTCCGGCGTGGACTTCTCGGTGGGCGGCACGATGGCGTTGGCCTTCTTGCCCAGCAACTGCTCCAAGCCGTTAAAGCCTTTGGCCATCGACTCGACGTCGATCTTGTCGTTGCGCCAATACTTCTCCGGCACCCAGTCGGGCTTTTCTACCGGCTGGGACGCTGGCGCGTCGGTAACGCTGGCGGGCGCACCGGATAAGAGTGTCCCTTCGGTTGTGGCGTTGGTGTTAGCAGCGGGTGCGGTGGACGCGGGAACAGCGGCGCTGTCCGCGGTGGTGCTGGTTGGGGCGGCGGTGGTGGTTGCATCGGTCATGGCGGTGTTGGTTGGTTGGTGTTTCGACTAAACCTCGTTTAGCGGAGGACTTCGGTGGTTGGGCGCTCGACGTCGGCATCTCCGACGACGGGCAGGGAAAGTTTGTGTTCGATGAAAAGCAGCACCTCGCGCTGGCCGTCGCGCACCGCCGCGGCGATGGGATCGAACCCGTGGGCCAGCGTGCGCTCAAAGGCGGGCCGGTTCATGCGGAAGTAGGCTTTCAAGTTGTCCAAGACGACCTTGCCGTCTTCGGTGCCGAAGCATCGGTGGTAGGCGTTGTTGATGCGCTGGAGGCTTTTGCTGCGCTCCAGTTCCTTGTCGGTCGTCATGCTCCGGTGGCTTGGTTCATCAGACGGCCCAGCGCGGAGTCCTGCTTGACGCTACCGGCCTTGCCCGCGGCCTCGGCCATCGTGAGCATCTCCTGCTGCTGGGCCATCTTGGCCTGTGCCTCGGCGCGGGCGGCGCGGGCCTGCTCGACCTCGTCCTCCTCGGCCAGCCAGTCGGCGGGCAGACCGTCGTTGCGGGCGGTTTCGCGGGAGATGACGTCCCAGCGGAAGTTGTCGAGCACCTCGGGTCGCACTTGCGCGAGAACCGCGTTGCGCTCCAGCGTCCTTGCCAAGGAAAGGTTCTGCATGGCGCGGATGGCCAAGGCGACTTTGCTGACGTAGCTGACCTCCGGCTCCGGAACGATCGGCTGGCCCATTTCATCCATGAGGATGGCGTCGGGCGGCGGGGGCGGAAAATGCCCGTTGCGGATCAAGATCCCGAAGACGCCGCGCAGCATAGGCGTGAGCAGTTCAGTGGTCTTGCGGGTGAACGAGGGGGAAAACTGGACGAGCTTTTCGCTGGCCCGCTCGGCGACCTCGGTGGCCGTCATGTTGGTGCGCTCCAGCGAGGCGAACATGCGGAACATGTCCACATGCATGGCGGTGTTGATCGCGTTGGTCTTGCGGTTCTCGCGCTCCAGCCCGATCTGGTAGTCGCCCGCGTCGGCCCACTGCTGGGGCAGCGCGTTGGGCTGGGTCGGGTCGTAGTAAGTCACTCCGCTGGCGCGGAGATCGACCTCGCCCTCATGGGTGGCCGGTATCAACATGCGCGGAAAGGCTTTAATCTCGGCCAAGGCGTCGAGTTGCTTGGAAAGGAAGTTGAGTTGGCGTGCCTCCGGAAGCGCCATCCACGCGGGACTGACGCCGTAGACGCCCTGCTGGCTTTTCACATGGCGACCGGCAAAGAACGGTTTCTCGTCGTAGCCGGAGTTGCGGCACACATGCTTGTTGGTCTGGTCAACGTAGACGCTGGCCCACGGTTTGTTGGGGCCGTCCTCCTTGCCGCGCTCGCGCTCGGCCTCCGTGCGCTTGTAGACGGCGTGGATGAACTTGTGTTTGACGGTCCCGCCCTTGCCGGTGCGCCGGATGTCGCCCAGCTTCTTTTGCATGGCCGGTGCCAAGTTCTCCTCGCCAAACTTCTCCGCGGCTTGCAGGACGGTCAGTTCCAGTTCGCGGAAGACGGTGTTGATCAGTCCCTCGTCGTCCTCGGCCAAGGAATAGCTACCGATGTCAAACTTGGTGAAAACGACCGGATGGCTGATGCCCTTTTCGATAAACATGCAGTAGGTGCCGAAGACCGAGTCGTCGTAGTAAAGTTCGTGGAGTTCAGTGTAGACGTTGCTGGTGGCCAAGAGCAGTTGCGTGGCCTCTGAACAGCGGGAATACCACTGCTTGGCCTTGTCGCTGACCACGCCCTTGGGCGGCTCGTAGGTGAACCAGCGGGAATCGGCGGGCGTGATGTAGGCCAGTTGCCCGTTGGCCAAGGTCGCCGCGGCCTGCACGGCAGAGGTGTCGAAGAGGACGTCGTGGCGGGAGCTATCCGGAACGCTGCGCTTGCTGCTGATCTCTGCTTTCCTCGGCAGGAAGTATTCCGCCAACTCCTGCCAGTGGGTGTCCCACGGCGCACGCTCCGCGGCGAGTC